AACTGCATATGCCGGGGTTTCCTCCCCGGCACGCGCCGTCGGTGTATGCTGTCTTCATACTCACACGCCATCTTCTGAAAGTTCTTTATGTGTCCTGCCGTCTTCCTCTACAGCGTTGCTTCCGTCTTCTATAGCACGGGTGAAGGCTTCGTCCATAAGTTTAGTCAGCTTAGAACTGCCGTCCTCTTCCTCGTCTAGAAGCAAGTGCCGCAAGGCAGCAAACACATTCCTTGCCCACAGTTTTTTGTTAGTAACTTTCCAATTGCGCCTGAAGTCGTCCACTTCATGGTCCCATGGATTGTTCTCATCGCCCTCTTCAAAGGCAAATTTAATTTCGTTAGCAGGAAATGAGATGTTTATGCTGTGTTCTGTTTTAGTAATCAAAATTTTTTCCCTCCCTCAGCGAGTCGGGCTTCCTTGGTATGGTCCTTGCGCTCTGCGTTGTACTGCATCTTCTCTTCGAAGGCACCAGAAAGGTCATAGTTGTAGGCCCCGGCATAGTCGAAGATACGAATCAAGGCATCGGCCAGTTCAACCTCAGCCATCTTACGGTGAGGCAGATGATCATCCATGATGTCCTTACGTTCACCTTCCATAGCCTCAGCAATTTCCGAAACAATGAGCATCAGCAACTCCCCTTTGTTACGGTCGAGGCGTGCTCCAGTTTCCAGATCATGCCACCACCTTTTGTTGGCTTCATGGCACCGCCTTGCAAAGCCATTCAGATTATCTGTGTGCGGAACCTTGAATAGTTGCACAGTATAATCTTTCAAAAAATTTCCCTTGTTGTCAAATTTATGATCCACAGTTGCCCCCTCGGGTTATGTCGCAGATATCAGCGGCTTCAACGAACACCTCGCCCACGTGCTTGCTTGCCGTGGTGTACTTGACAGGTGTCAAGGGCTGCCCGTTGCGTGCTCCATCTGGATACGTGGTAAGGCCGCGCAATTGCGGCAGATACTTTAGGATTATTTTCCCAATCTTCTGCACAGTGTCGGCGTTATTGTGTTCGCTGCCCCATTGCGGCAGGTTAATCGTACTGGAGATGCCGTGATCGACATAGGTTTGCAGGTGCGCTTGAAATGCTAAACGCCGCTCGATGTCTTCCGACAGTACATAGGCATCCTCAACTAAATCTGGGTTGATGCCTGTGGTCTCAATGAGACGCTTGGCCGTTGGGTCAATGACATACTGGAAGTTCCACGTGCCGCCCTTCAGGTAACGGCGTTTGTAGGCCGCACAGAAGATAGGTTCCACACCAGTCGTTGTCTCGCCCACTATACCGATAGTTCCTGTAGGTGCAACCGCTCGGGTCTTCACAGGCTTGCTCAGGTCCCATTTGTTGGCCCATGCATTGGCATACTTCTGGCTCGTCGCATAGACCTCTAGGAGTTTGTCCAAGTCCTCGTCTGCGCCATATCTCTTGCCGTGCAGCAGAAGCCATTCATGGATCCCCATAAGGCCTAGGCCCAGTCGCCTGTTCTTGGTCCTGATGGTGTCCACCTTGGCATATGGAACATCACTGTACGAGGTGCCAGCCAGCAGGAATGCTGTGCTGCACTCAATAACGCCTTTCAATTCTTCAAGGCTCTCGATGCGTGCGAAGTTCACTGAACCCAGATTGCAGACATCGGAGTCGTCGTGGCTTGTGACTTCGGTGCAGTTTGAAACAATGACACCTTCTGCCATGAAAGAGTGTTCAGGAAGGTTTACGTCACAACAGAATACATCTTCCAAACCTTCATCCTGCACACTCACCACTTTAATTTGTGCTTTACGGTAAGAAGAGCACTGTTTAATATTAAGACGCAAAGTTGGAACCATGTTGGCGAACCTATTTACATACTCAGTTTGCACCGTGAGGGAGTAACCTTGGCTTTTTCCGTAAGTAGATATTCCTGCGGTGGATATGCCTGACAATATTCCTATCTGCTCAAGCAGCCTTCTTACGCCTACCAAAAATGGTTTGTGCTTAGAAGACACCCTTACTTTGTTTTGCTCCTCAAAGTAATTACCGTCAGCATCGAATAGTCCTGCCAAGAACTGAACTTGTTTGTTAGTTTTCCATGAAAACACATCGTGTGGAAATACTGATTTGTCTCTATTAGAAAACAAAGCGTTGTTATGAGTGTAAAGCCTAATGAACCCTCTGCCATCGCAAGGGTTAATAGAGGTCAGCAATTCCTCAGGAAAACCTTGCAAGCACTTTTTAGACTCTTCAGTGCAAAGAGTAGCTTCTGCCCGTGGGTACTTTTTGTGGAAGCTTCCGTCGCCATATATATAACCCAAAGCGTAGCCTTCTTGTCCACCGCCATGGGGTAAAGGCGTGTTGTTCATAGACACAAAAAGAGAATCTCCCTTGCTCAAATTCTTAGCGTGTAAACGTCCCCCGTCGGCCAGTACAAACTCATGCATAGGGTCACATATAATACTCCTGCCTCCTGTGAGGTTAACTTTAACCACAGGTGTGTTCCACCCAGTTTGGGTGAACACTACGTCAGGTGCCCAATTATGTCCTGTCCAAATAGTAGTGGGTTCTCCAATAATATCTCTTACTGGCTGATAACCATCTACCGTTAGTACATACGTATCTGCAGACACAGGAGCGTTGCGAAGTGTCTCTTTGGAATTCTTCCCGGTGTCGATGGAGAATCCCGGCTCACCAGTTTTCAGTGAACGCTCAACAACGGCCCAGTACACGATATGCGCGTGGCTGTTCTTTGGGTTCTTCTCATCGGCATACGCTTCAAAAAACTCATCATTGAGCAGCACGCTAATGTTGGTCATGTCCATCATGGCAGGGAAATTGAAATCCTTAGCTTTCATGTCCCGTACTTCTTTGATCCAGTTCTTCAGGACTATGAACTTCATAATGTCAGGGTGATCCCAACGTAACCCGGCCCAGAGCGCAGAGCGTCGGCTTCCGCCTTGCATTACACCACGTCCGCACTCATTCACAATTTGCATCAGGGCGATAGGCCCTGTAGCGATACCGCCCGTTTTGCGGATTGGTTTTCCCTCAGAGCGGATCTCGGAGTAATCTGTGCCGATACCTGCGCCAGTCATGAGACCCATGGCGCACTTCTGTAGGTGGTCGGCCCAGCCCTCTCGGCTGTCCTCTGCTCTCATCAGCAGACAGTTGTTAACTTGGTGGTAGGGGCGACCCGTAGCGTACAGATAGCGTCCCCCCGGTATGAACTTGCGTTGCTCCATGTATTCAAGCGTCTGCTCTACTAAACTCTTCGGCGCATCCACTGACTTGAACACATTTGTTACGACACGCTTTGAAATCCCGTGCCATGTTTCTTTTTCTCCGCTAGGCAGATCATGGGCATACTTCTGCTTCATGATCGTGGCCGCGAAGGGGCCCATCTCATCTTTCTCGGTCAACTTCCACCTTACTTTCTTTTTCTGCGTAAAATACATGTTGCGCTGGGCAACGATACTTCTCCAGCGGTGGTATGTCGGAATGCTCGGCGTCTCTAACAAGAAACGCCTGAGCAGGGCAAAACGGACATGTAAGATAGGGCATCATTTCATCCACCTATTGGAAATGTGATAATCGAATTCCATCACCACCTGTTTCATGACCTCGGCAGCGGCACGCTTGAACGCATCGCCTACGAGTTGAGCAACCTGCTCACCGTAACGCTTGGGACAATGCACGACCAATTCATCATGCACCATGTTCTGAATCTTGGCACCATACTGGGGCAATGTGTGCCACAGGTATGGCTTCCCGTTTTTGTCGAAGCCACAGCCCATCGCACGCTTGATAATCGAGGCATTGGTTCCTTGGATGCAGTGGTTCTTACCACGCCGTCCAATGGAGCCCATGAGCGCACGGAAGCCGTGCTTAATTTCGCCGGGGTTAGCTGAGCGATGTGTGAGTTTTTCTTTTTCTTCCTTGGTGGGCTCACGAAGATTTGTGGCCTTGAAGTCAAAGATATTTTTCTCTTGTACATCGTCATCCAGTTCCAGTTTATCTGCATTCTCACTCTCGTACCATTCCTTGGCCATTTCCCACGTAGGCTTCGGGAACGAACGGCGGCGACCGTACATGTCACGTGCTTGCTTGTCGGCTTGCGCCAAGTCGCCAGAACGCTTCAGGTATCCCCAAACATCAGGGAAAGCCGCCTCGTGTAGGCGCATCAGTTCCTTGGCTGCGTCTACTGTTATTCCTAGTTCGTCGGCCAGAGCATCAGGTCCACCACCGTAACACAACAGGAAGTTGATAGACTTGGTTTTCTGACGTAGTTCAGCGTGCGCCGGGCACTTACACTTCTCCTTGCGCATCTCCCCTACAGTTCCTAGGGGATTCTTGGCTACCGTCTCTGCCGTATGCAGTGCGTAGTATTCACACGTAGGCAGGGCTAGGGCTGGCCACTTCTGTGGCTCCAGTATCTCTGTGGATACAGAGTGAACATCTTGACCCTTGGCGAACGCCGTGATCCAAGACTTGGCGTTTGCTAGTTCTGCAATGATACGCAACTCGGCACCTGACATATCGCAGGTGACGATGCAGTACTCTTCATCTTTGGTTGTGCAGACTTTACCACACTTTTCGCATACGTACAGTGCGCCGACTAACTTTGTGTCAGCATCGCAGCAGCACGAGACGCGTACTTTCGGATTCGGTGGATCGCAGATGAAGCACGCCCTAACTTCGTCGTCGAGTGGCAAGTTCTGGGCGTTAGGCTTAGAGGAAGAGGAGCGTCCAGTTTCAGCTTCCAACTGACTAAAAATACAGTGAAGCCGTCCGTCCTCGGGGTGTCTCCATCCTTCTTCGGAAAGAGGTTTGGTAATCCATCGCTGGGTCCATTGCATTCCATAGGTGCCAGTTCCCTTCTTTCCCTTGTTGTATTGTCTCAACGCTTTGATCAACGGTTTATCGTTGAACCGCAGCAATGTGTCGTCGGTTGTGTCTTTAATGTTTCTCAACCCCGGTACTTTTTGTAACGCTGCAAGTAACTGCGTGCGTGATCCGTAGTTGATGAAGGATTGTCCTTCACACTTCTCAATGATCTTCAGTGCAGAGGTTCGCTTCGTGCTGAGTTCACTGTACGCCGTGCGTGCTGCTGCTTTTTTATCTGCACGCTTCCGCTCTTCTGCCTTCAACAAAACCCCAAGTGCTTCTTTCTTGGTTTTATCTTTCTCTAAACGCTTGGCTGTGGCCAATTCCATCTCGACTGGCGTAGCAACTTCAAAGTCTTCCTTCCAGTGCTTGAGACGCTTGGCGATCTCGACTTCATCTATCTGCTTGTCCTTGTGTCCGCAGATAGGCAAGAAACCTTCGTCCAAAGTTTTCAATTCATCTGCTCGGCGCAGTACCGTTGCCTCGACACGCTTAATCCAACGTTCATCGTCAAGGTTCTGCCCTGTCAGATGCATGTCGGTGTAGGTGCAAATAGCGTCGTTCTCTATTTGCGCTGTCGCTAAAAGTTGGTCTGCGGTCATGATGTTCATCTGCGCTTGGCGCATGGGGAACGGAAACCGCACATCAAATGCAGCGTACTCAATCTGCTCCTGCGTCAGTGGTGTTATCAGGTCGAATGTTTTCTGCGATGTCTTGTCGATCAGAATGTTGAAATGCCGTGCAGCAATTGCCGCCATGCTGAACATGGTCATCTTCTTCAGCGGAATTGTTCCAGCCTGTATAACACGTTCTGTTATGTCTGTACTGTACAGATGCCAAATCCCCATGCCAAAGTTCCACTTGAACACAGAGTACTCGAACGCTAGGCCTTGACCGACCTTGAGAAACTTGTTGGTGCAGAGGACAGGACGCAGCAGGTCCATGATGGGTGCATAGATGTCACTGTTGATTGCACCATACTGCCCTTGGGACTCGTTGAGTATTTTTTCTGCCTCTTCATATGAGCAGTGCTTTGTGTTCACTATGTATTCCAGCAGGTCGATTACAAATTGTTTATCACGGTCGCCTACTTGAATTGTGCGCACACGTCTGAACCAGAAGTCATCAACTACAGTAGTCTCGGTATCAAGTCCTACGGCAGGGCTAGGCTCATTCGCTTTGCGTTCTAGGTAGTCGGCCAGTTTCTGTAGGCCTACGCCATCTCGCACCAAAGTAATATCCATGGGCGGCTTCAACTCGCTGAACACGAGAGGGCGCAACTGCTGGGTGTTCTCTGCCATATGTTTGATTGTACCACGAGCAAGTTCTATGAAATAACTTGATGTGGGGGGAAGTTCCCCCCAGATAGTTCTACAGTAGTCGTCCTCTGGCCCAAGTCCGCTGCTTATGCTCCCCGGCGTTCAGTCGATGCATGGCATCTTTCAAGGTCTGCAACTGGCTGAGAGCGAATACCAGTTCGTCGTATCTCTCTGGATGTGGCTTTAAGTCCTTTACTTTCTGTTCCCAGACCACTATACTAGGTCCTAGAGCTTGGCGTTTACGGCTCAACTCCATGCGTTTCTCTTGTCTTTTCATAGGTTTACCCGTAACTCCCTCATTCTAATATACAAGCTGTAAGTCCTTTGTATTCAATATGATTGTACCTAAGTCGTTGATTCTACTAGGATACCCCATATAGTGCATATATCCCCGAGGGGACGGTTTTAGAATATCACAGATTTCCCAGAAGTCAAGAGAAATCTTTAGGTGGGTCCGAAACAAAGGACTTATAAGATTTTCCTTGACAAACGCCGACTAGGGTGTTATCCTGATTACATCAGGGGAAGTCATGTCTTCCCCTCAACAAGACATCTCTCCTGTCGGTGCAACGCCGACCAGCGTACGCCTAGCCGTCTCCCTGTACCTCCTTTCAGGTTGCAGACGGCTAGGCTGAGCATAAAGTTTGGGCCTCGGTTGTCGAAACACAATGTTGGCGCAACAAGCCATCGCCCATCGAAATCCCGCTTTGACAGCGGATACTAGGCACACCACCTAGACAACACAAAGTTTGCACTGACAGAACATTTGGCAGCCTTAGAGCGTAAGGCCAAGTTTGAAGCTGCAACACGGACAGGGTGGGCACGTCGGAAGACTCCCACCTAAGTCCCCTAAGTTTTAGTAAGAGATTCGCAGCGTGGGGGCCTTTCCCCTTGAATGGCTCTGCCGCGACTGGCGATGAGGTCGGGAGGACGCTTCCGGCAACACTGGCGATGCCATCACGCCAAAAGAGTATGAGGTAGAACGCCACACGTTGATTCCCCGTACAAAGCACCGATGCACCCGACAATAGTGTGGTGGGTGAAGGTGTCAGATGTGCATATGCGGAGTCACCGTCCCCGTAGAGATTGTAAGCCCACCCAATCGGGGTGGCTGTCAGACGGACATTTATAGAAACAACCAAAGCCTCGCTCTTAATTGAGCGGGGCTTTTCTGCGTCCCGAAAACGCCGATGGCGTGGTGGGCACGGAGAACTACAATGCTCAACCCAGTGTTCGATTTCATTTCTGTTTTGTGCGACTCATACCACGTACCTAACATGCTCGAATACGACGACGATGAGCAAGACTTTTGTTACAAAGGCACCAAAATAAAATCACTCAGGAGATTCACATGTCAGAAACAATCGAAGGTGGAGCAGTAAAGTTTGTAGATGAAGTTAAGGCCGAAGTTGTGAAGGTTGCAGAGGAAGTCAAGGCGTATGTTGCACCCGAAGCCAAGAAGGCTACGGTCGCCATTGCCAGCGAAGAGAAACTGTTCCTGTCCGACTGCGAACTGGAATATCTGAAGGCCACCCAAGAAATTCAGCGACTCACCAAGATCACCGAGGGCAAAGCTGCAGAGTACAAGTCGTACGTTGAAGGCTTGCTCACCAAGTACGGAATCAGTAAGGCCGAGTACCTATTTGACGGTGTGAAGCGTGAGTTCCAGTTAATCGAAAAGAAAGCGTAACGGAGGCCACTGTGGCCGATTCGGAAAAAGACTCAAAGCCCACGGTGGAAGTTACAACAAATCTTCCACCGGGGGTAACATCTCTCGTTGTCAGGAACGTAGATGGCACCTTCAGAGAATCCCTGAAGAATGCTAAGGGACACTTCGTTAAGAAGGTGAAGCCCCTACCGTCCGCACACGAGATGGTAAGAAAACTCAGAAAACGCCTTGAACAAAACATCACAGGCGGCGACCAGCAAAAGTTGATGGAGATATTTGACTTTCAGATATCTATCGCCAACGGCACATGTCAATGTGATCCCAAAGGCTGGATGGCAGCGGTAAAAGCCTTCGAAGCAATTTGGTTGCGTGCCTACGGTAAACCTTCGCTCTCAGACGATGAGAAAGAAGCACTGAAGCACGATGGTGTACGCATAGTAATCGTTCAGCCGCCCGACCTGATGCACAAAGAGGTAATGGAAGAGCGCAAAGAAGAAAAGAAGCAGCCAAGTTTTGCTGACGTGTTGAACGTACATACAAATTCTTAAACTCAGAAAGTACGCAGATGCCACGAAAGCAATCAATTGAAGAAAAAGCACGGCCTGATTATCTCAGTGCCGATGGCACACTTAACTTTTCCAAGATTTTTACCTTCCAACCAAAGCAGACGGAGTTGCTGAGAAATGTCGTGCGTAACGGTAAAGTGTACGTACAGACGGTAGCCGGGCAGTGTTTGAGTGTAGGCGGCATCCGTTCAGGCAAAACGTGCGGCTGGCTCATGTACTTCATTCAGAATTACTGCTTGCAGTACAAAAACTGCAACCTGCTGGTGCTGCGACGAACATTCAAGGAATTAGATAGTGGTGCCATCAGTGATCTAAAGGCATTCCTACCTGCGGAACTTTACGACTATGACTCTACCAAGCATGTCGCCACATTAACCAACGGTTCCAAGATTGTCTTTGGCCACTGCCTTGCTGCGGGAACTCTAGTAACAACGCAGCGTGGTTTGGTGCCTATTGAAGAAGTGACTACGGAAGACTTAGCATTGACTCGTAAAGGCTTTAAGCGCATACTGTGGTCAGGGACGACTGGCAGTAAAGCGGTCACTCAATTAGGTCCATTAAGTTTGACCAAAGAGCACAAAGTATTGGTCAATGAGGAATGGAAATCCCCCGAGGAGATTACATGCCAAAAGGATTCAGAAAAAACAGTAAACCTGCTGTGTCACAGACCGTCGTATTTGAAGGCGTTATCTACTATAGGTACCCAGATTCCAGCCGAAGGTCCGACCGAGTTTACTACAAGGGTTGGAGAAGCGGAATCAAAACGTACCTCCATGTCGCTATTTATGAAAGCGTCAATGGAGTTATACCAAAAAACTTCGAAGTTCATCACAAGGATGAAGACCCTCTTAACAACCCTCTTGACGGAAGCAACTACGAACTGCTTCCAGTTAGAGAGCACAGAATTCACCACGCCCCTTTTGGGATTGGGAGAATTGGAAGGCCACTACTCAGGCAGCCGTGGACAAAGCGTTGTTGGGAATGTTACAAAACAATTGTCGCCAGAACATCAAAGAAAAGATTTTGTGACGTTAACTGTGGAAATGCCTTCAGAGCAGACCTCGTACTCTGTGCCAGTGTATGATTTACAAGTAGAAGAAGAGCACGAGTTCTTTGCCAACGGTATACTCGTTCATAACTGCCAGAACAACAAAGATCGAGACATCGAGCAGTACTTAGGTCAGGCGTTCCCAGCAATTCTGGTGGACGAATGCGGACAGTTCTCACCTGATGCATGGATGATGCTGTACTCTCGAAACATTGTTAACGCAGCATGCGAACGGGATGAAGCGGGAAACCTTCCCATACCAGCGATCGTTGGATGTAGCAACCCTCTGGGTCCGTTCTATGAGTACTACCGTACGTTGTTCGTGCAAAAAGAACCTTGGGGGAAGACCGAGGAAGCGCGACGAGATGATGTAGACGGTACATGGTGGATACCTGAGTCCGGCGAGTGGAAGAAAATTTACGACCCCAAAAACTACGCTTATCAGCGCTCTACGGTAATGGACAATGCTGAATTACTGAAGCGCGATCCCGGCATCATTACACGATTGAACAGCATGCCAAAAGCCAAGCGCGACAAGATGCTGCTTGGATTGGACGGAACAGTTGAAGGTCAGTACTTTGATTGCTTCGATGAAAGTTATCACGTAGTGAATCTGCGCGAGGACCCCGAATCCATAATTTGGCAGGAACACCAACCTGTATGGGCAGGACAGGACTGGGGCATGCTTCACGCTAACGCCATTTACCTGTTCACCAAAGCACTTGTAAGATGGTCTTCCTCTGGAGCCGACTACAGACTCAAAACAGTTTGCTTCGCAGAGATTGTGACCACAGGTGGAAAGTCCTACAAAGAACTGGCATCCATTTTGGCAAATAGAGCACGACTGCCTAACGGAAAAGATGTGAAGATACGCTATCACTACTTCTCACACGAAAAGTTCGCACGACAGATGGAACGTCACAGTCCAGCAGATGACTACTCTAGGGAATTGAAGAAGTACGGACTGCCCGGCGTAACACCTGCAACGCGGGACCGCATAGCAAGAGCCTCGCTGATGTACAACGAGTTCAAGAATGGAACACTGGTAATCCTCGACACATGCCGAGAACTCATACTGGCTATCCCATCTTTAATGCGTGATCCCAAGAACATTGATGATGTTTTGAAGGTCGATGCAAAAGGCGACGACATCTACGATGGTTTCTCTTATGGGCTCTTCGGACAACTATCTGCTAAAAAGCAGCCTGAGGAAGAAGTAAATCGAGACAGATTCCTAGAACTGGTAAAGGTAGATCCCATAGCCGCACACTTCTTCAAAATGAAGAAAGACGCAGAGGAGAAGAGCAAAGGTTACTGCTTTAATCCACCAGAGCAACCAGTATGGATGGGAAAGGTACAGCAATGAGATTCACAGAAAAACTCAGACAAGCATGGGACGACCTGTTCTACTCTGCACTAGTCTCCCAACTTGAAGACGATCTCCTTCGCGTACGACAGGACTTCGAAGCACGCATACAAGAGTACCAAAGCATCGTAGCTGATCTCCGCAATGAGAAAGCAATGTTGCAAGGTAAACTGGCAATCTTTGAAATTGCTATACAGCAGCGTGTGGGTATTGATCCCAGTAGAACCTCGGCTAAGAAACCCAGTTTTGCTGGATTTGAAGAACCTTTGCCCATTAGCCGTTGGCAGCAGGTTGTGCGAGACCATGAAAAAGAATTAGCAATGGAAGCAGAAAAGGAAGCGGCAGAAGCCGCTAAGGTGTAGCATGGCTGAAGAGGAAAAGAAATGCCCCGGAGAACTCTCGCACATATCAGTGTGTAGGGCTGAGAATGGTTGGAAGATCATCTGTATGTATAGCGCTAAGGAAACACTTTCCCAACGCGCTGGATGGACACCGTGTGCGCCTTGCGAAAGTAAGGACTGGGTAGAGAAAACAGACGCGGCGTTACTTGACCGCATGAAGAAAATCATCAGTTGTAAATGCGGTAATTGCTAAAGGAGATTAACAATGTTCAAATCAAAGTACGGAAAGCCATTTGGCTCCAAGTTCGCAGCCAACAGACACAGTGAAGCACATGATCCCGGCGCAGATAAAATGGGCGACGGTGACAAGAAGGCAAGCCCTGAGACCCCGAGTGAAGACAAAGAAATGCCACGCACAATGAACTCTGGGGAAGCCAAGTTTTCTAACAAGGAAGCAAGCAAAGGTGTTCCCGATGCTGAGCCCAAGGCAATGGACTTGGACGAAGGAAGTCCTGATGTTGATGCAGACCCAGAAAAGTCGCGCACAGACGAAGAGGGCGAGTCCACAGGCGAAGACACAGTTCCAGACGACGTTAAAGATGCGGCCATGCAACATGGCAGTGCATCAAAGATCGTAGTAACCCACGACAAGGACACAGGACGACACGCTGTAGCCAGTCAACATGCAGACGGTCACATGCACCAGTCCATTCACAAAGATGCAAAGTCAGCGCATGCGGCAGCTAGACACCTTGGTATGCCACAACAGCAAGCGGAGCCAGAACCAGACGAGTACTCACATCTGCTCGACGGAGTAAAGTAATGTCCTACACGACTAAAGACGGAAAAAAATACGGCTCAGCTTACGTAGGTAAGCGCAAGGATATGGAGCATGCCTCCAAAGATGGCGGCGGGATGCCTAAAGAGGATTCCGATTACGAAGCTCCCGGCCAGCCGACGTATGAGTCTACGTCCATGAATCACGGTGGAGACGAAGTTAACACTTCAGGAGCCGATGCCAAGAGCCACAATCCACGAGACACTGCAGCCGATGCCGCAACTCCAAGCGAGACTGTACAACATCATGGAACTGCTTCGCAGGTTGAGTACTCACACGACCACGAACGCGGGGAGCACCAAGTCCATGCCAAGTTTGAAGATGGGCATGAGCACCACGCATCGTTCACCGACCCCGCTCTGGCATACGAGGCAGGTGGGGAACTACAGGCAGACAGCGTGAAAAGACGTACACACCCCGACCAACAGGGCGCAAGTTCCGAAGGGGACAACGATGAAGTTCCCCAGCACGAAGCCATGGAAACGGCGTAAAATTTTAATACCTCAGGGCTAGCGCAGAATAGGAAAAAAAATGCCAGCTTTTAGCAAAGATGGGAAGGTCATCAACCTGTTCGACAACGTTAGTTGTCAGGGAATGATCTCAAGTATCACAGGTTCAGGGGCGTTGGCTTTGGTAACTGTGCTGCCCTTATTGACCACAAGCACTGTAGTAGTTCAGGCGAACGACTGTAGAGCGGTACAACATGCTGAGCCATTGCCGGGACAAACTGATGCAGCCAGCACGTACCCTGCTACAGGCATAGCGGGAATGTACTTTGGCGTAGCAGGAGAACAGGTAACAATCCTAGGCACTGTCACAGCCATAACTGGTACAGGAAACACTGCTCTACTGACAGTTACCTGTGCAAGTTCAGGACGTTCAATTGTAGTCCCAAGTGGATCGTGTGCATCTGCATCGGATAACGCAGGGGTACAATAAAAGTGCCGTGGAATGAAGTGATGGACAAGTGGAAGTCAGGCAGCTTGAAGAGCGGTAACAAGGAAACAGGAAAGCCTGTAAAGAATCAAAAGCAAGCGGTAGCAATAATGCTATCCGAGAAGCGTGCCGCAGAGGGTGGCAAGTCCGAATACAAAGCAAAGTCCTCTGGACTAGGGAGAAAGAAATGAACGGGTTAGGAAGAAAGAAACCAACTTCTACCGAGATAACACCTGCACCATCCATGGACTCTACTCCAGTACCGTCGTGGATGAGCGGCGAGGCTCCTATGACACCACCCAAGAAAAAGAAAGGCCCTCGCATTGATAGCGGGGGACAGTTAAGCAGAAGTGCAATGAGGGCAGCATAATGTCAATAGGAATGGCACGACCGAAATCCAAATTGCCGAATCCTTCTACAAACATGAAGTTCTCTACTAAGCAAGATTACATGTCCGAAGTAATGGGAGCACCCTCTACCAAGAAGGAGAAGTAAATGATAGGACATAAGCAACACAAAGTGGACCTAGGTTCCAAGGGATCGTTCAGCGTCAGCAAGGGTGGGCTACACCGTGCGCTAGGTATTCCCGAGGGAAAGAAATTATCGGCTGCACAAAAAGAACCCAAACCCGGCGACAGTGAACATGTTAAGCATATGAAGGCATCGGCCAAAGGATTTGCGGCTATGCGGCACTAAGGAGAGAGACAATGGCTGATGTTATTGCAACATCCCAAGAAGTTGGGGCAGGGGCTGATGTAAAAAACAAAGCCAGCGAAAAGTCCGAAGACCCTAACGACAGTCCCTTAGGCGTTTACGCACCCTTCCCATATAGCCCAGAGCCGTTCGCTCAGTTAAGTGATCTTGCGCGTGGCGCTCTCATGGGGTTAGACAATATAGCCACCAGAACCGACACCGCAGCACGGCGTATGGAAGTAGAGCAAGCATGGGAAGCACTACACTTTGAGCGCGGTTATCAACATCTTCTGCGAGGTAAGCAGGGTGGATGGATGCTGCCCGGCGCAGGTACAGGTTTCGGGGCCAAAGACCAGAGAAATACAAACACCATTTACGACACGAATATCTACGGACCCAAAGGTGACATCATCGTCGCTGCATTATCTAGGGAAGTTCCCAAGATAGAATTCTTCCCTGTGAACCCAGAGTACGGCCCAGACAGAGTCGCAGCAGAAGAGGCCGAAAGGTTCAAAGAGATTTGGGCACGAAATAACAATCTTCACGCGCTGCTTACTGAGTGCTCCAGAATCTTCTGGAATGAAGACCGAGTGTTGATGTGGACGCGGTATGAGTTGAATGGACAGAAATACGGTTTCGAGGGAGAGACAGAGGTACCAACTGTTCCCGAGAATGTATTTGATGAGCCCACCCCAGAGCCCACAGGACAAGACACACTCAACGATATTTTGGATGAAGAGAAATCAGAAGTAAGTGGCACCGAAGAAGGAGATTCAGGAACAGACTTGCTGGACGAGGCGGGAAACTCAGGAGACGACCGCAAACCTTTAGGACGAGAAGTAACCACAGTGCACGGAAAGTTGGACCATAAGGTCCCTATCGCTGTTGATGATTTCTCTCTCATGCAGTTTGTGCAGTTGTCATTTGACTTAGACGTGGCAGTCGTACGTGGAATGTTTCCATGGATCTCAGAAAAGATCAATCCCGGCACAGATGGGATGTCCGAGACTCAGCTAGACAGGATCGCAAGAGAGAACGTACGCCAAGCAGTAGTCGGCGCATACGTCACTGGCGACTCTCTGAATCGACACAGTACAGTAAAGTTTTCGTGGTTTAGACCCTCCATGTTCTTGGATGCCTCAGTAAGCGACGAAGCCAGAGCAGAGTTGCTGGAAGCATTTCCTAACGGAGCACTTTTAGCCAGAGCAGGTGCAGAGTACGCATTCTCAAGAAACGAGAGTGTTGACGATCACATTGTAATCGGCCACCCGTGGACAGGTAAGGGACAGAACCGAAGAGCTATGGGCTCAATGCTCATCTCTGTTCAGAAACGAATTAACGACTGGGTAGACTTGTTGGACGACTTCTTTAAAAGAACCGTCCCCAAGAAGTGGATGAACGCTGAAGCCTTCGACATGGAAGCTCTAAAGACTCAACCCAATGTCCCCGGCAGCACCGGACCATTCCAAGTACAACCGGGGTTGACCAGTGCTGACCAGTACATTATGGTTGAGCCGACACCAGCACCGCAAGCTGCCCTGCCTGACTTTATCAAGTGGTTCATTACCAGTTTGTCCGAAGAAATTTCGGGAGCACTACCGTCACTGTTCGGAGCAGCAACCGGAGAGAACACGGTAGGTAACGCAGTAATTCAACGTGACCAAGCACTGCAACGCGTAGGATGTCCATGGAACTCAGTACAGGATATGTTCGCAGCCGCAGGGCAACAAGCCGTAAAGTGTGCGGCTGAATGTCGAGATGGAAAGGTTATCCGTCAGAATATTAAGGGTAAGGGCAACGTTTCAGTTAACACTGCAAACTTGTTGGCAGGAAATGTTCTTTGTTATGCAGAGAGCAATCCCGCTTTCCCAGAGTCATGGCAACAGAAAGAAACAAAGCTGATGGATTTGATAACTAAGGGCTCCTCTAACCAAGCGTTGAATGCTCTTATCTTCTCTCCATCTAACTCGATAGAACTTGTGAGCGCACTTCGTATGAAGGGCTTCAAAGTTCCCGGCGCATCCTCTGCTGCAAAGCAGCGTAACGAATTCGAAGTACTGTTACGGTCCGGGCCCAAAGACAATCCGCAACTGCAGCAGATGCAGGGCGCATTGAAACAGGCACAAGAAGGTATGCAGCAGGCGCAGATGACTGGACAACCAGTTCCTCCGCAAGCTGGACAGATGGTGCAACAGTTACAGGGTGCAATGAAGTCTCTACCGCCGCAAGTGAGCACAGTCACAGTTGCAACCGATGAGAGTGAGAACCATGTCGTAGAAGCTAATGAGTGCTTTGAATGGCTCAATAGCACAGAAGGACAGAAGTTCCACTACGGTTCCCCTGAACAACAAGCAGGTTGGGCAAATATACATCTTCACTGGGCAGCGCACCTAGCAATGGCCAAGAAGATTGCAATGGCTAACAAGCCACCCGACAAACCACCTTCCGAGTCTATATCGGTTGACGTTAGTAAGATGCCACCACCAGTAGCAGTGCAAGCACTCGCTAAGATGGGCATCCAATCTAACCCGGGCGTATTCCAAGCGCAAGCCGACCAAGCCTTGCAGCATAAGGTAGCTCAAAAAGCCATACCGAATGTACTTGAGCATGGAAGTGAGCCAGCGCAACCACAACAGCCGCCTGAGGGTGGCCAACCGCGTCAACTACGGCGTTAAAAGAGCGGGGCAGATAAACACTGCCCTGCTTCAGTAAACACAGGAGCAACATGACTCAAAAACTTGTCGGTCTTCTTGTGCGCCATGGCGACACGGAAGTCAACGAATCGAATAAATTCAGAGGCAGACTTGATCCCGCCCTCAATACCAAAGGGATAAAGCAAGCCGAAAAGGCGGCAAAAGACATAGCAGACGAGCACAAAGAATTTGTGAAGAAGATAGTAACTTCACCGATGCTCAGGGCTTGCCAAACAGCCGACATAATAGCTGAAGAACTTGGAATGGATGTAATACAGGATCGCGGCCTTATTTCTTGGGCACTTGGATTCCTTGCGGGAAAAGACCGTGATGAGTACCAGCACATTCTAGATTTTTACATCGACAACCCAAAGGTGAAGATTCCAGATGGAGAATCTTTGGATGACTTGGAAACCAGAATGCAGGAATTCTTCGGCAAAGAATTGCGCACAGAAGGCACAGTGTACGTTAGTCACAACTCCAATCTTGTAACGTTCGAGAATTTGATCCGAGGTAACAAAGATGGAAGACCAGAAAGTAGTGAGACCAGCGTTGACCCCGGTGGTATCATCGGTGTCTACGTGGATTCAGACGGGAAGTACTCCACAGAAGTTTTACTTGGAGTTGAAAAGCAAGCCGAGTACACATCCTAAGCACCCATTGAACTGGGAAGACTCAACATTTTTCACCGACTTAGAATAACTCAGAAACATTAAGGACTCAACATGGCAGATGCATTGTTAGACTTTGCAGCGCTCGACTCAGAAGCGGCTGCAGTAGAAGCACCAGTAGTAGAAACCTCAGACTCAGCCGTAGACACAACCACGGAGACACCTGAAGTAGAAACAGAAGTTGAAGCAAAGGCAGAAGAGCAGACTCCAGAGCAAAAGGCTGAGAGGGACAAGACGGCCAAGGCTGCAGCCGATAAGCTCATTGATACCAAAGCAACACCAGACAACGTACGCAAGGCCCTAAAGGCCATGCGGGACGCGGACCCCAAGAATGCGGCAGTTGTAAAAGAACTGCATGGAGCCTTTGAACGCTTCAACGCATACAAGACGGAGTTTCCAACCGTAGCAGCGGCCAAGGAAGCCAAGGAATTCATCGCAGCTATAGGTGGACCCGAGGGCTACGAAAAACTTAACGGTAACCTAGAGGCTGTGAAGGCTACCGACGAACTTCTGTATAACGCCGATCCCCAACTATGGAAGAACGTAGTTGAAGACCTGAAGGCCTCAGGCCATCCCGAGGCTATGGGAAAGTTAGCTCCCTCTTTTCTGTCGGAGTTAAAGAACCATGACAAAGAGGCATTCTATGCAACGATACAACCTCACTTCGTCGCAGGTTTAGAAGAAGTAGGTTTCCCAAGATTCCTTGCCAATCTCAACGCGGCATTGGAAGCGAAGGATGAAACAGGCGCATCAGCCCCGAATATCGCGGCATTGAAGGCATGGGTCGCACAGTCTACCAAGTGGTACAACGACCAAGCAGAGGAAGAGAAGAACCGTACAAAGGAACCCGAAGAGACGCCCGAGCGCAAGAAGTTCTTGGCAGAGAAGGCAGAGTTTGAAAAGTCAAAGAGTGCCGATGCTGAAGAGAAGGTCAGGGCGTTTGAAAACAGCGTGGCCACTGACGCAGAGCAATACAATAACCGCGTCCTCGGTAAACACCTTGGACCATTCCTCAAGATGGCGTACTTCAAGGATTTCCCCCGGGAGACCAAGATTGACATAGGCAACGGCATCAAGGACCGTCTGTACGCCACGCTGAGGACCGACAAAGGTTACCAAACGCAGATGGCATCATTTTGGAAGTTAGGTGCCAGCCCGGCTAACAAGGCCAAGATCGCTGAGTTCCACAACGCCAAGCTCGATGCTATCGCACAAGATATTGTAACCAAAACTATTCAGAATAGGTACCCCGGTTACGCCAAAGGCGGAAGCGCTGCAGGAAGAGTTGCAGCAGCGACCGAGAAGAAAGATGCCGCCACGAAGGCTGGCATACAGTCTGTTACGACAGGCAAACCAGTTTACGTTGCTACCAGACCTACGAACTTGATTAGAGAGGACGTTACGGTTGGGGGCAAGGAGTACAAGTCGTCTGACCTTGTAACTATGCAAATCATGGGACGAGGTTTCGTACGTACGACAGACGGCAAGGGCTACCGCTTAGTCACTTGGCGGAAGTAGAACCACAATTCATTCAAACACTAGGAGAAACATATGGCAGTATCAGGAACAGTTGGCGGAACTACTCGTGACGGCAAGCCCGTACAAGTTGGAGATGCGATTTCCGTCTGTGGCTTTGTAACAGCAGTTGCAGGGTTAGGCAGTCAGGCGTCTTTGACGGTGCAATGCGCTGGGGTGGCGGCTAATCCGCTGACTCCCAATGTACCTTACAATATCACCGTGATTGCTGCGGACACCGTAGCTACTCAATCGCTGTAAAACATTGCCCTCTGTGCCACCTAGGAAAAGACCAGAGGGGACGGGACGTGGGTGCTTGACCTAGCAGCATAACCCGCGCTCCACCAAATTCAAAATTCAAAGCAGGAGGTGACACATGGCAATTAACCTATAGGAGGTTAAGTCATGCGCACACCAGAACAAAAACTGGCCACAAAACTTCGCAAAGCAGCAGAACGCAAAGCACATCACGACCGAGTTTTCAAAAGTCACCCGCCCAGCGTCCGCTATGCCAAAGCAGAGTTCAAAAAAGGCAGCAAGAAACAAAAAAAGAACAAACAAAAATTCCAAATCAAACTCGGAGTTCAGTAGAATTCGTGGGTGCCTACACAGCGCAGACAATGCATAACTGGGTAGGATACGACATCCACATCAAACTCGGCAGACGCACAGCGGGTTAGGAGTGCGTAAGGAAGAACCTAAGCCAAGGCTAGGAAGTCTTCTACCCACCCGCACACTTTAGAATCGACTATGATCTAAACACTACCAAACCCTGAATGGCCTCGAAGGCTCCAATTCTCGACACGGGCAAGGCGTGGTAAGGAAAAGTAACGACTCAGCACAGACGGGTAGAATCTCAGAATTCTACAGCGTACTTTGTTTCAAGGAACTAATTTTTATGGCATTACTAGAAGCCGCTGTAGAAGCGGTTGAACTAGACGCCTTTGCCAAAGAGATTCCTGATCTCATTTTCCACGGGACCACGGCTTACTCTTTGTTTAAGGCCGAAGCTACAAAAATTCCGGTCTCCAACCAGTCTAACGCTGGTGGAACCCAACGCGCTTCCTTCCGTGTACCTTTCAGGGTACAGGCTGGTGCGGGAATTTCTCAGGGCACAGGCAACGCAGATTCAATGCTGCGTGGATCTGGCTCACAGTGGGCATCATTTGCCCTTGCTCCAGTGTACCTCTTCAACGTCTAAAATTCATGGGCGTTTAAAAGTTGTCCGTAACGGTGAAGACCTAGCATTCCATGGAGGTAAATATGGGTGTAGAAAATGCCGTGGTAAGAAATTCGAGATTATCAGATTTGCAAGTTGGATACCTAGCAGGGATTATGGATGGTGA